ATGGATAGAAATGAAGTAAGTCATGCTGACTGGCATCGTATCGATATTGTTGCTGCTCTCCACAAAGAAGGCGTAACGATGCGTGACCTGTCAACACAGGCGGGCTTAAAGCCTGACACGCTAAAGAATGCACTGGCGCGTTCTTATCCAAAAGGTGAGCGTATTATTGCGGCCGCGCTCGGTATTCATCCTCAGGATATCTGGCCCAGCCGTTATCTGAGCAGAGTATTAGGGTGACCGGTATGTTCCTGACTGCTAATGAATTGGTTGGAGTTACGGGATTACCCGGCACTGTTCAGGGGATAAGAAACCGTCTGAATAAGTTGTCTGGCGATCATCCTGAATTTATTCGTAAACGGCCCGGCACCAAAGCCTTTGAATATCACATTGACTGTCTGCCGGTTGCGGCACAGGAAGTGGTTAAACAACGTCATTTCAATGCTGTTTTAGAACAGAAAAAGACTGAGAAACCACTGGAGAAAACTGTTGCTGTAACGGCGGTAAAACCCGGTGAGGAGCTGGCTCTGATGCGTCAGTGTCCCGCACTGTTAGAGCGTGAAGTCTCCGGGCTGACCGGTGAACAGAAAGCAGTTGCAGATGCCAGGGCAACGCTGGCAATGGAAGTGTTATCACTGATTTATGCAGGTGATACCCGTACCGGTGCGGTTACCCGTATCTCAGAACAGTCACGTAACAGCGTGCTGCCTGATTACCTGCAACGTGCGGCAGACAATGCTAACGCCCGTAAAGGCAAGTCACGGCGTGGTATCAGCATCCGCTCTCTGCAGGAATGGGTATCGCTTTATCAGAGTACCAATTCAGGGGAAGAACGTCTGGCATTGCTGGCACCCGGTCATCATAAAGAGACCCGTCCGGAGCAGGTGGCGTGGTTTCCGGGATTTCTGGCGCATTACCGTAATGTGAACGGGCCGTCACTGATTGCTGCCTATCGTTCATTCGCAGATGAATGGGATGAACAGTATGCAGACCAGCCCGCTATGTTAAGTGCGAAACCATCGTATGACGCAGTTCGCCGCCTGATTGTGAAACTGCCGAAACGTGAGCGTGCAAAAGGCCGTGTAACCGGCTCGGAAGCACGGGCACTGGAGACCTATCAGAAGCGTGACTGGTCACAGATGCCGGTAAACGGATGTTGGGTCAGTGACGGCAAGTCCATGAACCTGAAAGTGGCACACCCTATTCATGGCCGTCCGTTCACACCTGAACTGACGATGGTGATTGATGGACGCACCCGCTTTGTTGTGGGCTGGAGTCTGGATTTATCAGAGAACGTCATTGCTGTTGCATCCGCTTACCGACACGCCATGCAGCATCACGGCAAACCGTTATTTGTGTATTCCGATAACGGCGGCGGTGAGAAGAACAAAACGCTGGATGCGGAAATTACCGGTATTTTTCCCCGTCTGGGCATTAAGCACATGACCGGTATTCCCGGTAACCCGCAGGCACGCGGGATTATCGAACGGCTTAACGGGGTGATCCCTCTGCGTATTGCTCAGGGTTTTGCCACCTTTAATGGTCGCGGCGCTGACCGTGAACACGCAAGGATAACCAGTCGCCGTATTAATTCAGCAGTGAATGCACTGGAGAACAACAAAGAGCTGAACCCGGTTCAGAAAAGCGCACTGACAAAACTGCCGTCATGGGCGCAACTGCTGGACGCTATCGACGATGAGATACAGAAATATAACTACAGTCATGAACACAGTGAGTTACCGAAACGGAACGGCCGTCACATGACACCAGCGGTATACCGTCATGAAGTGCTGGCAGCGGAAGGTGACGAAGTGGAGTACCTGACAGAGATTGAGCTGCGGGAAATGTTCATGCCGGAAGTTAAGCGTGTGGCTCAGCGCGGCTGGATTGAGTTCAATAATAATCAGTATTTTGCAGAGGATTTAATCCTTGTCGACGGAGAGGAAGTCCGTGTTGCGTATGACATTCATGATGCCGGTGAAGTCATTATCCGTAAGCAGGACGGGTCATACGTCTGTAAAGCCGTATGGAACGGAAACAAAGTCGCCGCCGTACCGACAACACAGATGGATAAAGCCATTGATGACCGCCGCAAACGCCGTATGTCCCTGGTTGAAAGCAAGATACGTGAAATTGAAGCGGAAGCGCGTCCGGTACTTGACGCTAAAACCGTACCTGATTACGGCAGTTATCTCAGTGAACCCGCCACCGTTCCGGCGGGAGGTAAGCCAACCACATTCTTACAAACTGAGTATGAACACCTGACCGCCAAAAAGGCCGGAAACCAATAACAGGAGAATGTCATTATGTCATTAGTCAACGAATTAGCAGCATTACTCGCGGTAAAAGGCTGGTCTCAGGCTCAGGCATCACGGGGTGTCGGTGTCAGTACTGCGGTGATCAACCAGTATCTGCAGGAAAAATATAACGGCGATGTGAAAGGCGTTGAAGAGAAAGTCCGCCAGTTCATTCAGCGTGAGCAGGAACGCGCCAAAGCCCGCAACATCAAGCCTGTTTATGTACCGACATACATGGCTAAAAAAGGCATGGAAGTTATCAAGATGGCGCATCTGGATGGTGATATCAACGTTATCTACGGTGATGCGGGAATGGGGAAAACTATGATTATGCGCCGGTATACCAGTGAAAACCTGAGTGCGGTTCTGATTGAGGCTGACCCGGGATATACCGCCCGTGTGGTGCTTGAAGAACTGTGCAATAAACTCGGTTTGAGTAAGCGCGGCAACATGCACGAACTGAGTGAATCCATCATTCAGGCGCTGAAAGACTCCGGGAAGATAATCCTTGTTGATGAAGCAGAGAACCTGCCTTACCGCGCCCTTGAAACATTGCGCCGCATTCATGATAAGTCCGGTGTCGGCATCGTTCTCGCCGGTATGCCCCGCCTCATCCTTAACCTGAAAGGTAAGCGCGGAGAGTACAAGCAACTGTACAGCCGCGTCGGTTTTGCCCTGCGTATGGGGGATGCATTACCGGAAGAAGATATCCGGTTGATCATCACGGAGCTGTTGCCGGAGATTGAGGATGAACGGGTATTCAGTGAGTTGTTCAAAGTCTGCAAAGGTAATGCCCGGCGGTTGTTTAAGTTACTGCGCGGGGTATCACGCGGCAGTCAGATTAACCAGCGTCCGGTCGATGTGGCAATGGTTACCGGGTTCTCTGAAATGCTGATTAATTAACGGAGGCATTATGCAAAACGAAATCATCAGTCAACTGGACAGTTATATATCAGCTCTGTCACGGCACCGCGAATTAGCTGACTGTACCCAGGAGCGTCGCACGTCTTACCACGTTTCACATCTGGATGAGCTGATTGGTGTTTTACGTTCAGCTAAACGTGAGATAGAGAATTGCCGGTCAGCAAGTCATGAAAATCAGTGAGGCAAAGATGAAAATCAATATTACTCCCGAAAATCAGGGTGTTTTAAAAGTCTTATTTCAGGTTGAGTCTGCGGTGAAAAGCCTGATTGAGCGTGGTGTCACTGTACTGGGTATATCAACCAGCGGTGATAACCCACGGATTAAAATTGCGCGTCATGCGTACTGTGAACAGCTTATCCGTACCGGTAAAGCCTGTTATCTGCAATTTGGCAACAGCCGCCACGGATACTACAAACAAGGCAGTTTTACGCTGGGCGGTTGCCGTGTTTACTGGTCTGAATCAATTTACTAAAGAGGAAATAATTATGTCTGCAACTAACAAACAATTTACTCAGCATGAAGTCCCTGCCGGTTACTGGCGTGATGCCAAACGTGGCTTAACCCCGGTTGATTTAATCAAACCGATAGATATTCAGCGTGACGGGCTGGTAGGTGATCTCGTTGTTCAGGCTATTCAGATTAATGAATTGCTGCGTCAGTTTAAGATTGCCGCGTTCGGGGATATTGAAGCCTTTATTGCCCTGTCAGCAGAGCAGTACGGTGTCAGTGTCGGTGGTAAAAAAGGCAATGTTACGCTGCCTTCATTTGATGGTCGCTACAAAATTCAACGTGCCATTCAGGACAGAATTGCCTTTGATGAACGTTTACAGGCGGCTAAAGCCCTGATTGATGAATGTTTAAAGGACTGGGTTCAGGGAGCAAGACCGGAGATCCATTCCATTATTGACTCTGCATTCGCTGTTGATAAAGAGGGCAATATTAACACCGGCGCAGTTCTGTCTCTGCGACGGCTTGATATCTCGGATAATCGCTGGATTAAAGCAATGGAGGCTATCGGGGAAGCGGTTCAGGTTGTCGGCAGCCGTCAGTATGTCCGTATTTATGAGCGTGTCGGTGACAGTGAACAGTACGTGTCGATTTCTCTTGATATCTCAGGGGTGTGATATGTCATTTAAAAATGTAGCAACCAATGCAGCACAGGCAGAGCGTGACGGCCATTATAAAGAAGCCGGACGGCTCTGGATGGAAGCCTCATTCGTGGCGAAAAAAACAGAAAATCAGCGGTGGGTAAAATGTCGTGCTGAGTTCTGTGCGAAAGCAGCAGGAGGCCGTTATGTCCCGGTTGTCAGCGGAGCAGTTTAATCACCGTTACCCGGTGGGTTCATATTTCATTTATCAGCCAAGCCGTATTTTACGTGGTGGGCCACCGGCAAGAACATTAAGCCGGGCGAAAGATGAAGGTGAGCGGGTTATTGTTGAAATCGATATTGAGCCTTATTACACCGATATTGATTCCCTGAACTGCTGAATAACGTAACACACTAAAAATAATCACTTTTAAATTCAGGCGTAAACCCGTCAGGTCACCTTTACGCCTGAATCCTGATAACGAGGTATTTAAATATGAATAACCAATCTACAAATAATATGACCACATCGAAATTTGTTATTACCGCTCAGCCGGTTTGCTTTGTTCGTTCGGTCACTCCGCTTACATCTCAGATTGATATTTCACGCATCCGGACGAATGAGTTTTGTGAGCCGGTTTATGTGGCAATTAGTGATGATGTGGTTCGTCTGTCGGATGACTATATTACAGAATTACAGGCTCAGGGCGTGGATAAGCTGTCTGATTCTATTCAGGATATTCATGATGGACTGGTGGATAACGGTTATAACGATGACATCATTATGCTTTTGCGTAGCGAAATCCGCCGCTGCCGTTCTTTCGCAGAGCGGTTACGCAAGCCTTCTGTTCAAATTTGCGATTGTGATAACTGTGCTTGCACCACAAGTACCTGTGTTTTGAGTGATTCAGTCATGGTCGGTCACCGGAACCTGTGTGACAGCTGCAGCGACAAACTACGCGGTGGTTGCCTGCCAACATGCTCAGCTTACGGCAAGGAGAATGGCCATGCGTAAATACAGGTGTTCTGTCTGCGCAAAACCAACTCCTGCCGACCGATTAACGGTAAATGCAGGTGACAGCGTCAATATTACTATTGAAAAAACCAAAGTAACCCCCTCACGTACCACTGTGCGGATTGTTAACCGAGTCGGGAAAGTCACTGTTATTGAAGATGATATCGCGGCTGTAATTTATCGCGGCAAGGTGTACTGGATCCCTATTAAAGAACTGGTTCCTGCCGGTGCTCCCAGTGGCATTGTCCGCGCTCTGTTTGGTGAGTGTGAATGCGGTTCACTGCCGGAGGGTACTGCTGATGATTAGTGCTCTGTGTTTTATTGCCGGAGTTATCACCGGCTTTACCGGGGCCGCATGGTATCAGCGGTGCAGTGCTGTGGAAGACCGTCAGCGCCCTGAAAATCAGAAATACGACTAATACGGGAGAATGAATTATGTCTATCACTAAAGAGCAATGGGCCGGGATTGAGGAATCGTTAAAGTCCCATTATGTCCACATTAAATTTTGCCATCATGGTACGGATATTCAGGTTGCCCGCGTCAGTGCGGGGGAAGGGAAAACAGAATTAGCGGTTTACCTTGACGGGAAAATTGGTGGTGGGTGGGGTTTCCCTGACAGTGAGCATTTTAATCCGCTGTGTGAATTGTTCTGGCATCAGCGCAATAAATCTTATTACACACCTAAGCAAATTAAAGTCTGGGAAAAAGTGTTAGGGAAGCGCGGGGCTAAACAAACATTTCCTAAGTTACATCAAAAACTGACGTATTACATGCCGTATTTCAGTAAGGCATCGGTACTGGTGCGTCAGTTCCGGCGCATCGAAGGGCTGACTGTCGAAAATCAAAAAGAATGGATGGTGCTCCGTGGCTGACGGACGGCATACAAACAGAGGATAAATAATATGTTGACTCCCAATGCTAAAAAACTGGTCGGTATTATCAAGGCCGCCCAGCAGTATCTGAAAGTGGATGATGAGACTTACCGCAGTGTGCTGGTTCGCCTCACCGGTAAAAACTCCGCCACCAAACTCACACTGGACGAACTGAGCACTGTCCGTGATTATTTCCATGCGCAGGGTTATCCCCGCCGCAGTCCGAAGAAATACGGGCGTAAGCCGAATGTTCCCGCATCCAGACAGGCGGTACTGAACAAGATTGAAGCCATGCTTGCTGATGCGGGTCGCCCCTGGGAATATGCAGAAGCCATGGCAAAACGTATGTTTGAGCGTCAGAAAGTTGACTTTCTTGATCACGGTGAACTGACCAAACTGATGCAGGCTCTGGCAATAGAACAGAAACGACGGAGAGCAAGAGCATGACAGACCTTGAAAAAGTTGAACATCTGTTGCCGGATACATTGCGTCAGATTGCGGTATTGATTGGCTATCCGGCAACACTGAAACTGATTGATGCGTTCGGCGGCACAACGTTCACTTTTGTGAAAGGTCTGCATCCTGCCGGGCTGAAACGGCTTGAGCAGTTAGCGTGTGTCGTCGGCAGGAATGCTGCCGACACCCTCAATGCGCACTTTGCCGGTACAGAAATGTATATCCCCAATGCAGCAGCGGCAATGCGGGAAGTGCGTAATCAGCGGTTTATTCATGATATTAAAACCCTGTCTGAACAGGGTTTATCCACCGTAAAAGCGGTCGCAAAACTGTGTCCTGAGTATGGCTTTAGTGATCGTCATGCATGGGATTTGTTATCCCGCTACAAACAATCTGGTATCCTTGCCTCGGAACAACAAAATTTATTTTGAGGTTGATGATGAAAAAATATCTAGCAAGTATTATGTTTCCATTATTAATCAGCAGCCCTCTGGCTATAGCTGATACTAAGCAAGACGAGCAATATAATAATTTAAAACCAATAGCTTCTGATATTTTTAAGCGTTCAGTCGCATTAGCTGAAGGAGCTGATGATAGCTATCAGAGTCTTAAATATACAGATGATAAAACAGTTTGGCGTAAAGCCCGTGATGAGCGCAGAGCATTGTCTGTTGATGAAAAAAAACTGGGAGATGGCTTAAGCTCACCATTTAGATACTGCATCCATCTTTCTGCTCAATCCAGATTATTATGGGGACAAGCGATACCTGAAGGTAAGATAGATGTATCAACGTTTAAGTCATATTTAACAGCAAAAAAAGATTGTGAAGACCAGTTGAATAACCCTCCAGAAGATAAATCTAATCTCAGAGCTGTTGAGCTTTAACCACTGAACCCCTTCAACACGCGATTATTTCTGAAACCTGAAATACTGAACACCTTCTGCAACGGAAGGTGTTTTTTTATCGGGGGATATATGTCACAGGGTTTCAGCCATCATGATTTGGAAAGCATCAGCGCGTTACTGCCTGAGTCAGTAAAAGACCTCGCCGATGTTGTCGGCTATCCGGTAACCACAAAGCTCATCAGCCATTTTGGCGGTGTGACTCTGTCGGCAAAAACAGGGCTGGCAAAAGACCGCAGCGGCGGCGTGTATCGGCTTTTCAAAGGAATATTCACAGAGAGTGAATGCCGTCAGCTTATGCGCTATTTCGGTGATACCGCATTTTATATTCCGCGTTGTGACAAAGCCTTCCGCACTCTGCGTAACCAGCAGTTCCTGACGGAATATGATGCACTTTGTCAGAACGGATTTTCCGGGCGCCAGGCAATGGCTCAGCTCTGCCCGAAATTCGGTTTCAGTGATCGTATCGGGTGGGATTTGCTCAGCAACCGGAACAGTCAGCCTGCAATGGCACAGCCCGGTTTATTTGGTTGATATTTTCCCTTTTGTTGTGACACACTGATATCCCTCTTACGGGTTTTCCCCGGATGTGCTGAACCCTCTCAACTGCTCCGCATACTTACCCTTTCCTATACTGAATTCCCTTAAAACACATTACTGCCTATTCGGTTTTAATTATTCAGTAAGGACGTTGCTATGCCTGAAAATATTACGCCCGGTCAAAAACTGGTCGGGATACGCTTTAATCCCGGCGGAAATATTATGGTTGATGCCGTGAAGCAAAACGCCGCTGATACTATTGACTTAATCAAAGACAGCATGCAGAAGGCAACATCAGAAGAATCGCTGATGATTCATAGCGAAGCAATACGCAGCATTATTGATGCTCAAATGTGGGCTGTGAAAGCCATCACCTGGAAAGATTAAAATATAAACCTCATGCGGAGGTGATGATGAGTACTGCTCCTTTTTATTTCGGACAAAAACAACAAGGTAGTCACATGGGTGATTTTTTCGGTGACCTTTATGAACGGGTCTCCTACTGGCTGGCCGGTATCGGTTTTGTTCTGAGTGGTCTGTCACTGTATGCATGGGGATTTTTAATCGGCGTTTTTATCAGTTCGCTGCTCGGCATTCTGACTTACCGCATGAATAAGCGGGAGCAGCAGAAACGTACCCGGTTGCTGGAAATGAGCCTGCAGCATTTTACTGACCATCCGGCAGATGAAAATGCAAAGAATGCGGTTGCCACACTGGTCAGAGCATCAGCCCGTTCCCCGAAGGATTTGTGACATGAATATCAGACAGGGTTTTCTCTCTGCAGCGGTTGTGGCACTGATTGCCGGGGGAGCCAGTGAATATGCCATTCTTGACCAGTTCCTGAATGAAAAGGAAGGTAATTTCACCACCGCATACCGTGACGGTGGCGGACTTTGGACAATTTGCCGGGGGGTAACCCGGATTGACGGTCGGGCAGTAAAGCCGGGTGAAAAGCTCACACAGGCACAATGTGACCGCCTGAACGCCGTTGAGCGTGACAAGGCCGTTACATGGGTAACGCGGAATATAACTGTACCGTTAACACCGCCTCAGATAGCCGGTATTGCCTCCTTTTGTCCTTATAACATCGGTCCCGGAAAATGCTTTTCATCCACGTTTTATAAAAAGCTGAATACGGGAAATGTGGCCGGTGCCTGTAACGAGATCCCGCGCTGGATTTTCGACGGCGGCAAAGACTGCCGTATTCGTGCAAACAACTGTTACGGGCAGGTTTTGCGCCGCGAACAGGAAGCAGAGCTGCTGTGCTGGGAGCTGAGTAAATGACGATACCTTTGCGTACGGAACTATTACGCGGCAGCGGCTGGCCGCTCATTATCGGGGCATTCCTTATTTTTATCGCCGGTTCAGCATCGGCTTATCTGGTGATGAAAAACACGTTTGATCGTGATATGTCACAGTTGAAAGAGCGCCACGCCAAAGACCTGAAAGCCATATCTGACAAGGCTCAGGAAGACACACAGAAGGCATTAAACCGCCTGTCTGAATCACAGCGACAGGTTAACGCCCTGGATAAAACCTACTCGGAGAAATTACGTCATGCGCAGAACGCTAATCAGCTGTTGCGTGGTGATCTTGTTTCCGGTTCTCGCCGGTTGCAGTTCGCCCGCGCCGACCTTGCAACCTGTCAGCTCACCGCAAGCCACAATCGCACCACCGCCGGACTGGATGATGCAGCCACCGTCCGACTCTCTGGAGAAGCTGGACTCATTATTCACGATATCCGCACCGGTATCATTTCCGACAGAACAAAACTGAGCGGGTTACAGGATTATGTGCGTGATGTTGTCCGGGAGTGCAGACGGGAGACGGTGCAATGACCCGCTCCCGGTATGATTCCCCCGGTTACCGCCTGACACTGATTATCGTGGCGGCCGCGCTGGCACTGTTCTTTATCTTCCGGGTTCTGCCCGGTCTTCTGGTCGGTCTCAATTGTACAAAATATGCAAACGTGACCGGTCATCCGACAGAACGGACAGGCATGATATGCCGCCGTACTGATACCGGTGAACTCATTAATACTTTCAATAATAAGGAAATCAGTCATGAAAAAGCGCACTCCCGGCGGTAAAAAAAATGACGTTTTAATCAGTGTTAAAGGCCATTTAAACCGCATTGAAACACAGATGGATTCACTGAGTGATCAGATGGATGCCATCCGTGAGGATGCGACTCAGGGAGCCATGCGCCGTGGCGCAGTTGCCGGAGCCGTATCCGGCGGTATTACCGCCTGTCTGGTGACCACCGCCATGATGCTGCTGCGTGCAAAGATGGGACTGTAATTATGGCTTTTCCGCAGGAGACCCGCGACAGATTACGCCGTGCTTATATCTTCAGCCAGATGTCACTGGAGATTGCAGCGGCACAGGTGGGTGTTTCATTTGTCACCGCCAAACGCTGGAAGAAAGAGGCGCAGGATAAAAGGGACGACTGGGACAAGATGCGTGCGGCTCACATGCTGGCTGGCGGCGGTGTCGAGGATGCCGGACGTGCGGTGCTGATGAGTCTGGTTGTTCAGTGTCAGGCGGTGACAGAGCAGATTAACACGAACCCGGATATTGCACCGGGGGCGCGTGTAGACATGCTGGCCAGTCTGGCAGATGCCTTTAACAAGGCGGTGTCAGCGAGCAGAAAGATATTACCGGAGACCGATAAACTCGCCACAGCCATTGATGTTATTCAGCGGCTGGGGCAGTTCATCGGTGATAAATACCCTCAGCATAACGTGGTGTTTGTTGAGATTCTGGAAGCTTTTGCGGATGTACTGGAGAAAGACTATGGGTGATGAAAAAACAGAACTGCTCGGACTGGGCAATGTGGAAATGCGCACGCAGTTTGTAACGGATTTGGTCGCTCACCTGAGAGATAAATACGGTGATGATGCCTGTGGTTCTTCAGTGATGCCAGAGTTGCTGCTTCTGACATCACTGGTATTAAGCGGTAAGTACGCCACAGAAAGTTACTTCTGTAACAACCGTTGATTACTCTTTGATTTTATTAGTTATGTGTTCATAAAGATAATCATACAGCGTATCAATACAGTTACCCCGCCATTTTGGGTCAATATTAGGACTAATAATGTGGTGGTTTTGGACTTGACTGTTCATCGCAGCAACAATCAGGTCTTTGGTGATATTGGCAACTGCCAGTTTTTGTTCAATGGTCAGGTCATCGTTTTTCATTGTGTTCCCTTTGTAATGTTATTGATTGGCATCAGCACGTTATCAGAGGGAACCGTTTTTTTACAGAGGGCAGTATGGCTAAGAAGTTTTCCGTCCGTGAATTCAAAGCCTCATTACAGGAATACATTGCCGGTCTGCGTCAGACCATTGAGGCGGAGTGTCTCGGCTTTGATTCTGACCCAGCGGCGGCAGATGCCCGTCGTCAGCGGGTGAATGATGCGGATGACGGATACAGCTTCTTTGTGGAAACCTATTTCCCGCATTATGTCCGCCATCATTCCCGCAGTCAGCTACATGATTACCTGTTTTCCCGCCTGCCGAAGATTATCGCCAGTCCGGCCGCTGAAAGTGATGCAATAGCCGCGCCGCGCGGTGAGGCTAAATCCACGCTGGTCAGTCAGCTCTTTGTGCTGTGGTGCATTATCCGGGGGATTAAAAAATACCCGGTCATCATTATGGACAGTATCGACCAGGCTTATCCGATGCTGGAAGCCATCAAAGCAGAACTGGAATATAACCCGCGTCTGAAAAATGACTATCCGGATATCTGTGGTCAGGGCCGTACCTGGCAGATGGGCACCATCGTCACCGCCAATAACATCAAAGTCACTGTTGCGGGCAGCGGTAAAAAACTGCGTGGTCTGCGTCACGGCCCGTACCGTCCGGATTTGGTGGTACTTGATGATATTGAAAACGATGAGATGGTACGTAATCCGGAACAGCGGGACAAGCTGCACGCCTGGCTGAAAAAGACCGTGATGCCGCTCGGTGAGGCCGGAGGCAAAACCGATATTGTCTATATCGGGACTATCCTGCATTACGATTCAGTTCTGTCCCGCACGCTGAATAACGCCATGTGGCGGACAGCCCGGTTTAAAGCTGTTCTGCAGTGGCCGGTCAACATGAAATTGTGGGATGAGTGGGAGACGCTTATCCATAATAAACAGCCTGATGAGGCTGAGCGGTTCCTGACGGAGAATGAACCCGCCATGCTGGAGGGTTCGATTGTCTCCTGGGCTGCGCGTCCGCTTACGGCGCTGATGAAAATCCGTGCCCGTGACGGTCACGATACCTTTGACTCCGAATACCAGAATGACCCGGTCAGTGGCGAAGATGCTATTTTTGCCAACAGTATTATTTTCTGGGCTAATCACCTGTCTGACTGGATATTTTACGGTGCCTGTGACCCCAGCCTGGGGAAATTCAGCAAGGGCCGTGACCCGTCCGCCATTCTGGTCGGTGGCTTTAACCGGATGACCGGCATTCTTGATGTGGTGGAAGCGGACATCCGCCGCCGTCTTCCGGACAAAATTATTGAAGATGTGATCCGTTATCAGCGTGAATACGGTTGTCTGGTCTGGGCGTTTGAATCCGTCCAGTTTCAGGAGTTTCTGCGTACCGAGCTGGTGAAGCGTTCCGCTCAGCAGGGTTCGCCTGTTCCGGCCATTCCGGTTATTCCGCATACTGATAAAACCCTGCGTATTGAGTCCCTGCAGCCGCACATGGCGAACGGGCTGATCCGTCTTCATCCGACGCAGCACACGCTGCTTGACCAACTGCGTCATTTCCCGAAAGCCGATCATGATGACGGCCCGGACTGTTTACATATGTTGTGGTCACTGGCTGCCTCACGGGCAGGCAGTACCGATATCCGAACCCGTTCCCTGCGTGACGGCGGGCGGCGGTTTGGTTCAGGAGCCTGGTAAGGATTAAGTATGCCGAAAATTGTTGATATCAACGGAAACCCGATTGAACGGGAAGTATTAAAAAGCCCGCAGACGGGCAAAATTGCACAGATGCAACGCATCTATCCTGACCATCCGTCACGCGGACTGACTATCCGTAAGCTGCCCCGTATCCTGCAGGCGGCGGAAATGGGCGATTTAAGTGCTCAGGCGTGCCTGTTCTCTGACATGAACGAGCGCGACGGTCATATTTTTGCTGAAATGGAAAAGCGCAAAAACGCGATGTTAACGCTGGACTGGTCAGTTGAGCCGCCGAAGAATGCGACACAGCAGGAACGGGACATGACCTCAAAAGTTCAGGAGTGGTTTGATTCCATGCCGGGCATGGAGGACATCATCCTTAACGGCATGGAGGCGGTCGGTCACGGGTTTTCCTGTCAGGAAATTGAGTGGGAACTGATTGAAAAAATCTGGTTACCGAAGGCTCTGAATCTGCGCCCGCATTACTGGTTCCGTACGCTGCCGGAGAAGCGGGATGAAATCCGGCTCAATGACAATCAGTTTGAGGGATCTGCATTGTGGCCGTTCGGCTGGCTGGTGCATAAACATAATGCCCGCAGCGGCTTTATTGCAAGCAGCGGACTGTTCCGTGTACTGGTATGGCCGTATCTGTTCAAAAATTTCTCTCTGCGTGACCTGGCTGAATTTCTGGAAATTTACGGACTTCCTGCCCGTATCGCCACCTATGCCCCGGGAACGTCTGATGAAGACATTGACCAGCTGCTGTATAAGCTGGTTAACCTCGGTCATGATGCGGTGGCCGCTATCCCGCAGGGAAATGAGATTAAGTTTGAGTCTGCCGCAGGCGGCGGGCCTGAGCCGTTTATGGCAATGATTAACTGGGCTGAGCGCACCCAGTCCAAAATTATTCTGGGTGGTACTCTGACCTCACAGGCAGACGGTAAATCCTCCACCAATGCCCTCGGAAATGTTCACAATGAGGTGCGCCATGACCTGATGACGGCTGATGCCCGTCAGCTGGAAAATATGTTCCGCAGTCTCATTCAGATGATACTGGCGCTGAACGGTTACGCGAATGTGAACCCGCGCCGGTTACCGCAGTTTGTGTTTGATACCCGTGAGGCCGTGGAGCTGGCTCCGTTCTCACAGGCAGTATCAGCACTGGTGAACGATGCCGGACTGACCGGTATACCGGTCTCATGGGTACATAAGAAAGCCGGTATCCCGCAGGCAAAAGATAACGAGCCGGTACTGACACCCCGTCCGCAGATGCCGCTGCTGACCCCGCTGAGTAACGGGCTTTCACGGCACGGACTGGCGGTGCTGTCACAGACCACGGAATCAGAGGATGCAGACCCGGCACAGATAAAGCTGGATAATGCGCCGCCGTTATCTGATCCGGTTGGTGAGGCTATGAGTCAGTTGCTTACTCCGATGGTGACGGCATTACGTGCCGGACACAGTGCGGATGAGGCAATGAACCTTGTCGCGGCCGGTTATCCGCTGCTGGATGATAATGTTCTCAGGGAACTGCTGGAGCGGGCGATTTTTGTGTCTGAAGTCTGGGGGCGTATTCATGCCAACTCGTGAGGCTGTTGACCTGCGCTATGCTATTGAACTGCCCCCGGCAGAGGCAATTGCCTATTTTGAGAGCAAAGGTTACGCCATCGGGTTTAATTGGTATGACGTGGAAACACAGGCACATGCAAAAGCGTTTACTGTAGCCGGGGTACTCAAGCTGGATGTCCTGCAGGATATCCGTCAGGCACTGACAGAAACGTTGCACAACGGAGGAACACAGGCTGATTTTGAACGCAGGTTAATTCCGTTACTGGAGCAGAAAGGCTGGCTGGGTAAAGGGCTGGTTGCTGACCGGGACACCGGCGAACTGCACGGTAAGCGACTCACTCCGCGCAGGATGGAAACCATTTTTCAGACCAATATGCAGTCATCCTACATGGCCGGGCGCTATAAGCAGCAGATGGAGAACACGGACGACCGTCCGTACCTGGAACGGGTCGGCATTATGGACAACCATATCCGCCCGGCACATGCTGCCCTGAACGGCTTTATTGCCCGCTATGATGATCCAATCTGGTCGATAATTTACCCGCCGGACGGTTACCGCTGCCGTTGTCGTGTCCGCGCCCGTAGTGCGGCGGATGTTGAGCGGCTGGGGCTGATGGTGCAGTCCACTGAACACACCCGTGTTGATGTCGAACAGGAATACGGCGTACCGGGAGAAACCCGTACAGTGACCGGTTTCCGTAACCCGAAAGACGGGCAGATTTATGTGCCTGACCCGGGATTCGGGTTTAATCCCGGCGAAGTCAGTTATCAGCCTGACCTGGAGCGGTATCACCCTGCCGCCGCCAGTCAGTATGTCACCGGCACACTGACCGGCCCTGATTTTTCACAGGGATATCAGCAGGCAGTGACTGCCGCACAACCGCCACCACAGCAGCGTTACCCGGTTGCCGCCCGTGCCGCCGGGGACACGCAGCGCACTCAACCGGTCTATGCGGACGCGCCGACCCTGAAACGGTTGTCAGAGCAGGAAATCACACAATCTGATTACCTGTTCGTGCAGGATATTATCGAGCATCCGCAGCAGACCCGGCGCGATGATGACGGCACGGAATACTATGCCTCATTTTTCAGGGGACAGTGGTGGGTGGTGACCGTCCGTGATAACCGGTTGATCAATGTGGCAGAGCAGGCGGTATTCTGATGTACAACATAAAAATTAATACCGATGCCTTTGAGGCAGCATTAAAAAAACTGGCAGAGGGTCTGGTGAACCGTGAGCCGCTGATGCGCCGTATTGCCGGGGTAATGGCGGATGCGGTTGAGGAAAACTTTGCACAGGAAGGTCGTCCGAAGTGGATGGGATGGAGTCCGTCAACAGAGCGCCGTCGTCGCGGCGGGCGCATACTGCAGCTCTCCGGCAGACTGGCCGGAAGTATCGGGTCTTACAGTGACAATGACAGTGCCGTTGTGGGAACAAACGTGAAGTATGCCCGTATCCATCAGGAAGGTGGTGATATCAATATGCCCGCCCGCAGTCAGCAGGCTTATTACCGGCAGGGTAAAAACGGGGCTGTCGGTAACCGGTTCGTGCGCAAGTCCCGCAGTAACTACAGTGAACAGCATTCTGTCGGTGCGCATAAAATTAAAATCCCCGCACGTCCGTTTCTTATGCTCAGTGACAGTGATGAGCGTGAAATAGAGGTCACCATTGAACGGTATCTCACACAGTTAACCGATGAGTAATAAAAGTGCCTGTACGCACTCCTGCGCGGTTTTTATTATTCATGATGCAATGTCACGACAATGACCGGTTAAAACGTTTTTAAACGGGGTTTAAATGCGTTACTGTTGATGCTTTGTTGTTACCCTCTGTCGTATTCCTTTTTATCTCCGCTGTGAAGTGCTGAACCCTCTCAACTGCTCCCGTACTGAACCCTGCATTACGCTGTACGCATGAAAACACGCATCGCCGCTTTAACCACCGCCATCAGCGGTGACAATGTCAACGAGATCCAGCTTTTTCCGGCAGGAACATTCCGTGCGGAAGACGGTCGTCCGTCTGACGTGGCGCACTGGGTGATGAATGCGGAGATTGCCGCGTTACTGATGGCTCAGCTCAGTCAGGTCAGCACACCGCTGGTCATTGATTATGAGCACCAGACCCTGCGTGCCGTGAACAACGGACAACCTGCACCCGCTGCAGGCTGGTTTAAACAGCTTGAATGGCGTGCCGGTGACGGGCTGTATGCCGTGAATGTGGAATGGACAGCGAATGCCGCAACCGCCATTACCGCCCGTGAATACCGGTTTATTTCCCCCGTCTTTTTGTACAACAACCAGGGTCATGTGACGCAGCTGCTCCACGCGGCACTGACCAACACCCCCGCGCTGGACGGAATGAGCGAGGTGCTGATTGCGGCCTCCCGTCATTTTGCCGCGCTCACCACCACACCGGAGGAACTGACTGTGGATGATGAACTCATCAAAGAGCTGGTAAGCGATTTACGCTGGATGCTCAATCTCCCCGCCACCGCAACAGCCGAAGATATCAAGGCTGAACTGCAAAAAGCGATTGACCTGATTTCCGGCGGTAAAGGCACAGCCGTTGCTGCAGGGAAAAGCCTGGCTGACCTGCTGAAAAATCAGACTCAGCAGATTGCTGACCTGTCTTCAAAAGCGTTTGACCCGGCAAAACATGTTCCGGTTGAAGGTTATCTGGAGTTGCAGGCAAAGCTGAATACCGAGCGTCAGCATAGCCGGGAACATCAGGTTGAGGCACTGGTTCAGGCTGCACTGACGGACGGACGTCTGATGCCGTCACTGGAAGACTGGGCGAAAAGTCTGGGGCGCAGTAATTTTGCCGCATTGTCTCAGCATCTTGAGGCTGCCGTGCCTATTGCCGCGCTTTCATCAACACAGACCGGCGGCAAAGTACCGGCTGAAGCAAAGAAAGTACAGGATGACCCGCAGTTGCAGGGCGGGGAATTAAATGATGCTGCGATGGCTGTCTGCAGTGCATTCGGTGTCACTCCGGAAGAAATGGCTAAACAGCTGGGAGGTCAGTAATGGATCGTAATACTGCTCACCGTGACGGTGAATTGTTCGCGGTTGCTGTTGCCGCCGGTGCCCGTATTTACGGCGGGCACATGGTGTGTACAGATGCATCCGGTTTTGCTGTGCCGGGTGCGGCAGGTCTGCCCGTTCTCGGTGTATCTGATGATTTTGCGGACAACCGTGACGGGGCACAGGGTGACACCACTGTCATGGTTCGCCGCGGTCTGGCATTTCATCTTAACAATGATTCTGCCAAACCGGTCACGCAGGCACATATCGGCAAGCCGTGTGATTTGAAAGACAGCACCACGGTATGTGCGGGGGCTGAGGACAGCGCAGCACCGGCAGGCCGCGTTCTGGAAGTCACCACTGATGGTGTCTGGGTACTGACTGCTTAACAGGAAAACCATATGTTAGTTAATAAAGCAAACCTCTCCCCTTTGTTTATCGGCATCAAGCTCACGTTTAATAACGCGCTGAAAGAAGCTGAAACAACGTGGGAAAAAATTGCCATGAAAGTACCGTCCACCGGAAAGGCGGAGCAGTACAACTGGCTGAATAATTTCCCGGCAATGAAAAAATGGGTGGGTGAAAAAGCTGTTAAATCACTTTCCGCCCATAAATACACCATCGAAAACGATGACTGGGAAGCGACGATTGAAGTTGATCGTAACGACATCGAAGATGACCAGACCGGTCAGTATGCGATTCAGGCTAAAAGTGCAGGCCGTTCTGCTGCCATGCTGCCGGATGAAATTGTGTATGACCTGGTTAACCTCGGTTTTGAACGTCCTTGTTATGACGGCCAGTATTTCTTTGACACTGACCATCCGGTCGGAAACCTGTCGGTTTCCAACAAAGGAACTAAGAAACTGTCCATTGATTCACTGGCTAAGGCACAGGCTTCATTCGGTGCAGCCCGCACACAGATGCGCAAAGTGAAGGATGAGGAAGGCCGGCCTCTGAATATTAAACCAAATATTCTGCTGGTGCCGGCTGCGCTTGAAGATACCGCCCGTGCATTAATGACGGTTGACCGTCTGGAAGACGGCAAAACGAATATCTACAAAGGGGCGGCGGAAGTCGTGGTCTCAGCGCGAATTTCATCGGATACACAGTGGTTCCTGCTGGATACCACCCAGCCGGTGATGCCGTTCATTTATCAGGAACGTAAAGCGGCGGTACTGGTTGAGCAGACCAGTCTGGAGAATGACGACGTGTTCATGCGCAAAAAATTCAAGTTTGGTGCAGAGGCACGCGCTGCCGGTGGTTACGCTTTCTGGCAACTGGCTTACGGCTCAACCGGGGAGGACGCATAATGCCGGTCACTATTACCGCCAAAGTCAGCGGGTTCCGTCGCTGTGGTATCGCCCATCCGGACACGGCCACCACGTACCCGGATGATCGTTTCACCAAAGTACAACTGGATGAACTGCGGGCAGAACCGATGCTGGTTGTATCTCTCGGGGCAGAACCGGTCAGCGGCGCTGACATCGCAGCCGAAGAACAGATTGCCGCACTAAAAGCGGAAGTCCGTTCCCTGAATGCTGCAGCTGAGTCGCTGAGCCATGAGAACGGCTCTCTTACCGGTATGGTTGAGAACCTTAACAGACGGATTGAGCATCTCACTGCAGAAAATGAAGCCTTTCAGGCTGAACTGACGGCATTGCGTGAGCAGAAAAATACGCTGTCCGGGCAGGAAGAGGCTCCGCCTGCACCCGGTGACGGCGATAAAAAAACGTCCGCTAAAAAATAGGTGACTTATGTACGCGACGAAGAACGACATGATTTTAGCTTTCGGGGAGCGTGAATGCATTTCCCTGACCGACACTGAACGCCTCGGTAAAATCAGTGAGGCGGTCATGGAGGCGGCACTGGTACGCGCCTCATCTGAAATTGATGGCTATCTCGTCGCGCGTTACCGGACTCCGTTTGCAGATACAGCCCGTATCCTGACAGGTCGTTGTGGCGACATTGCCCGCTACCATCTGGCAACCGCACACCGCGTGTTATCCGAAGAAATCCGGCTGCGTTATGAAGATGCCATCCGGTTTCTGGAAAAGGTGGCAGAGGGTCGTATCGGTCTGGGCCGCACCGACAGCGGACAGATTATTCAGTCCTCACCGCAGATGCGGTTCGGCAGCAGTGACCGGCAGTTTGGGCGCAACTCTACCGGGGGAGGTGCATTTTGATCACCCTGATTGAGCAGGGTATGTGTGACCGTCTGCGTCAGGGTATGGGCGATATGGCTCATGAGGTCACCAGTTACAGCGGTGAGATGGATGATGACTTAGGCCGGATTATCAGTGTTTTTCCGGCGGCATGGGTCACGTTCGGCGGGATCACCAAAAGTGAATACATCGCCACAAACCGGCAGAAAGTGAAATGTACCGGCACCTTTGTGGTGATCGCCGGGGATTACAACACCCGTGATGATGAGTCCGCCCGTATGGGCGGAGTCAACCGTAATGAAGTCGGTACATACCGTCTGATTCAGGCCGTCCGCCGCCTGATTACCGGGCAGGATTTGGGGCTGAGTATCAGTCCGTTCATGCCGTTGCGGGTACGCACCCTGTACAACACACAGGTTCAGAATAAAGCATTGTCCGTCTTTGCCTGTGAGTTTGAAACGCAGTGGATTGAACCGGTTTTGGGTAACGGCCTGTGGCCGGAAGTGACTCAGGACACCGATTCACCTGATTATATTTTTAACGAGTACCGGGGAAAAGTGAAAGAGCCTGATCCTGATTTACTCAGTGTCGGAATGCGCTATAAACCGCCGGGTATCGGCACCATTGATGACCCTGCTGACCTGGTACTCACAAGGAAAAAACCATGACAACCCTTTTTGTCAGCGCACGTCAGGGAGTCCGTGTCACGTATGAACACCAGTTCCGCCGTTACATTCCGGAGACGCCGTCAGAAGTCCCTGACACCGTGTATTACCGTCGTATGATTGCGTGCGGTGACCTTATTTCTGTGGCGCGTCAGCGTCCCGTGAAAGGAAAAAAACCATGATTGCATTTGATAATATTCCCGGCAGCCTCCGTAAACCGGGTAAATATTTTGAGTTTAATCTGCGCATGGCAACCCGTGCGTTGCCGGGTAACCCGCAGGTGATGCTGATTGTTGCGCCAATGATGAAAAGCGGTACTGCCGCGCCACTGACCCCGGTGAACATCTTTGATGATACGGAAGCGGCCATTGCGTTCGGTGCCGGGTCACTGGCGCACATCATGGCAATCTCGGCTATCACGGCCAACAGTTATCTGCAGCTGCAGATTATCGGTGTTGCCGAAAACCCTGCCGGTAAAGCTGCCACCGGCACACTGTCCGTCACCGGCCCTGCCACCAACAGCGGCACCTTTTATCTGACGGTATGTGGTATGCGACTGGATATTGCCGTTACCGCCGGGGACACCGCTGAGATGATTTGTCAGTCCGTCACCGATTCCGTGAATGGACGGACTGCCCTGCCGGTTAAGGCGGCTCTGACTCCGGGTGAGAACGACAATAAACTTATCACGCTGACCGCACGTCAGACCGGTGAATACGGTAATGACATTCATCTGGCGGCCTCATGCACAGCCAAAGGTGTCACACAGACCCTGACCGCCATGCAGGGCGGTGAGAATAATGCGGATATTCAGCCTGCACTGGATGCCGTTTTTGCTGCCGGTCATAACATTATTGTACCGCCGTTCTCCGACAAAGAGACGCTGCTTAAACTGCGCACACACCTGGAAAAAACAGGCGGGCCTCTGGAGCAGCGCGGCGCGGTGGGTGCCGCAGGCTGGACAGGAACACTCAGTACCGGCACCACACTGGCATCTGATATCAATGACGGTCGTACAACCATTGCCTGGTATCCGGGGTCGTCAAAACTGCCCTGTCAGCTGGCGGCAGGTTACGGTGCCATCATCGCCTTTGAGGAAGATCCCGCACGTCCGCTGAATAACCTTGAGGTTAAAGGGCTGGATGTTGCGCCGGTGAATTTCTGGGCGGGACGTAATGAGCAGGAAAACGCACTGCATAACGGGCTGACCCCGTTTGAAGTGGGTCCGGGTAATAAAGTACAGATTGTCCGCGCCATCACCACCTACACGAAGAATCCCGAAGGCGTAAACGATACGGCGCTGCTGGATTTAACCACCATCCGCACACTGGATTATACCCGTGTGGCATGCCGTGAACGTATCTCGCAGCGTTTTCCGCGCGATAAACTCAATGAGCGTACCCGTCAGAAAGTCCGTTCCGAGCTGCTTGATGTGCTGATTAAACTTGAGGAAGAAGAAATCCTTGAGAACGTCGAGGCCAACAAAGGGTTGCTGATTGTTGAGCGCAACGGGAAAGACGCGAACCGCCTTGATGCGCAGATTCCGGCTGATGTGGTGAACGGTTTACATATTTTCGCGGGTCGTATTGACCTGTACGTCTGATGAGGTGACACATGTTAGAAGAATATGCAGGCGCGATTGTCCTTGAAATCGACGGCCGTGAAGTTGAGGTCACGGACATGGATGTGCAGGAAGTCACCGGCCGCAAGCTGGTGAAGACCATGAATAAAACCGGGCGTGCCAAAGGCTTTATGCGCGGTATCGCCACCTATGAAATATCCGTTTCAGTTGTGATCCCCCTGAACGGGGATATGAACTGGGCGGATATTGAAGGCTCTAAACTGACCCAGTACCCGCTGAGCGGCTCCGGTGGTCGTCGTATCTCGTATCTGGACTGCTTTGTGACCGAAGTCGGTGAAAAATATTCCACCGATAACGAAGCCAAACGCGACCTGAAAATGAACGCATTACGTAAGGTGATCGAATAATGGAACAACCGGAAAAAAATATCCCTGTCCCCGTGAACACCATCGATTCTGTACCGGCTAAGCTGCTGTACGGTGTGGATTTTAACGGTGTCCTGCAGTTTGATTATGCCGTCCGTATCCCGGTGATGCGCGATATTTATGATGCGCTGGATGAGACGGAAGAATCCACCGGGTCATCAACCGGCGGGAAGTCAGATATTTATTACCGTCTGGCGCTGCTGCAACGCACGATCACAAAGCTGGGTGATATTCCACCGGAAGACATCACCACGGAATTGCTGATGAATGAACTGCTGGAAGAGGATTACAGCATTCTGGATGCCGCGCAGACTGACGCTAAAAAAAAGCGGAGAGAACTGAGGAGCGCCGCAGAACCTTCCGGCAAATAGCCCTTGCCCTGGGCAAATACGGTCTGACCGAAGATGCCCTGCTTTCAATGAGCCGTCCTGAACTGGACGGCTGGATTGATGCCCTGAATCACCTCCACGGCGTGAAGCCGAAGAATAAAACCGACGCAAAACACACCCGTGTCCGTTCCCGCCGTCAGAAAAAACAGAAACGAGGATAACCATGGCCCGTGAATTTAAGCTGTCTATGGTGCTTTTCGCGCGTGATGAGGCATCCAAAGCTATCACCCGCTCCCTGCGTGAGAGCATCAAAGAAACCCAGAAAGCCGAACAGGCACAGGAAAAACTGAATCGCCGTCAGAAGACAACGGCGCAGGATGCGATCAGTCAGGGGCGCTCTAAAACTGAGGACATGAAGCGCCAGTCCCGTGCGTATGAAACGCTCGGTATCCGCTCAGAACGTGCCATACAGCGTGAAATCAGCCAGACCATTGCCGCCTATAACCGCCTTGCCCGCAGTGGCATGATGTCCGCTGATGAGCAGGGCCGCGCCTTTGACCGGATGCGTCAGCGTGTCGGGCAGCTGCGTGGTGAAATGAAACAGATGAGCAATATGAAGCTCGGCAATATCGGTAACGGCATAGTGACGGCTGCAGGTGGTCTGTATGCGGGTGCACAGGCATTCGCTGAGCCGGTAAAAAATCAGATGTCTTATGAAGAACGCCTGGCTCGCATGAGTAGTACGGCATTCAGTGATCGTGATGCCAAAGGTCGGACTGAGGGCACTAAAGAACTTGATGGACTTGTCCGGACTGCTGTTCAGCAGGGTGGCGGCACAAAAGAAAGTGCGGCCGACTTGCTGGATAGCATGTTGGCCAAAGGGGTATTCAGCAATGAGGATATTTACCGTCTTATGCCTGATTTGCAGGCGTACGCATCAATAACTCAGGTCAATGGTGAAGAACTTTCAACCATGATTGAGGCACTGAGTGACTTCGGTATACGTGATCCGGATGCCGTAATCAAAGCACTGGACATGAGTATCAAAGCCGGGCAAGAAGGGTCATTTGAATTTAAAAATATGGCAAGGTGGCTTCCCAGCCAGTTAGCCTCAGCTAACAACCTTGGCTACGGCAGTCTGGACGGTTATGCGAAAATTTTGTCATTTAACCAGGGGGCAATGGCAACCGCCGGTTCCCAGGATGAAGCCGGTAATAACCTGGGGAATTTATTTTCAAAACTTCTCAGCAGCGATTTAGTCAGCACAGCAAAAAAAATAAAAGTTGACGGCTATGGGATTGATATGACCCAGACACTGCTGAATGCCAAAGAGCAAGGTATTGATCCGGTAACAGCACTTATCAAACTGACGGATGTTATTGCAGCCCAGAACCCCGAGTTCAACCGCATTCAGCAGGAAATAGCAAAAACTGAGGAGAATTCACCGGAACGTAAAAAATTGCTCGGAGAGCAAAACAAGATACTTGAGGGTTCAGCTGTCGGCCAATTAATCAATGACCAGCAGGCACGTATGGCATTACTCGCATTACGTGCCCGTCAGAAATACATACAAGATGTAGAAAAAGAAGTTAATAAACAGCAAAATGCTGCACCCGGCCAGGGGGAAGGCGCGATACAAAAAAAGGTATTGTTTGACCTGAATTCATTTAAGGTTCAGCAGGCTCAAAACCAGGCTGATTTTGCTTCGATGGACTCAGTAAAATCATTATCCGACACCGTCGGCTCTATCTCTGAGCAATTTACGAAGTTCAGTACCGAGTTTCCGACATTCACTGCGGCTCTGATGGGAGCAAAAACCGGCATTGAAGCCATGACGCAGGCTGCTGTTGCTTTTGCTGCGCTTAAATTTCTGTTCAATGGAAAAGGTGGTATTCCCGGCCGTGGCGGGTCTGCAGGTGGTGTACTTGATACCATCACCGGCGGTGATGCTGTACCTGTAAAAATCACTAACTGGGAAGGAATGCCTGACCGTGGTGATGGCTCAATATTCGGAGAGATTCTGAAAAAATTCGGTCTTTATGCTGAGACCATCAGCTTTTTTAATGACTCTGTTGATGATAAAAAACTGGAAGAAACCCGCAACAAAATTACAGATAAAACAGACAAGCAGTACATCGACGCCGGTATTGATCCCAAAGATAAAAACGGATGGATACCGACGGATGTTCATATCTGGTGGAAGAACCTCGGGCGTGATGATGCTGATATCCGGCAAAAACGGGATGAACTGATGTCCGTTCCTGCATACGGTGCGCCGCTGGCTCCGGAGGATGTTGCCAAAGCGAGTGCAGCTATCGCGGCAAATGCCATCAGTGAGCTGATAAAGAGTCAGCAACGGGCACCATTGCCTATTGAGGTTCGTTCCGTGGTAGAGCTTGACGGTCATGTTGTGGCTGAAGCCGTGAATAATATTAACGGTAACGATGCCGGACGTACCACCGGAGGTGAGCTGTGAATACCGCCTGGCGCAATGATTTACAGGATGCTTCATACCGTGGAGTACGTTTTGATGTGACCAGTGCGCAGGACAGTGTTTCCCGCGATACGTCCGTTCATGAGTACCCTTTCGTTGACGGTGGTGATGTTATTGATTTGGGACGTAAGCCGCGTAACTTCCGGTTTAATGCCCTGTTATGGGGTGATGATTACCGGGTTAACCTGGACAATCTCGTCGCCGCTCTGGAGGAATCCGGATACGGGGAGTTGGTTCACCCTGTCTGGGGATTTGTCGAAAAAGCGCAGTGTATTGAATACCAGGTAAAACACGAAGCGGAAGGTGTCGACACCTGCACGGTTGAGCTGGTGTTTCTGGATGTGACCACCGGCACCTCAGTCGCGCAGGCACACCCGGAGCAACTGGGTGACAGTATTTTCGACAAAATAAACGAACTCAGTGAACGTGCCGCAGACCTGTTTGAGCAGGCAATGGCACCGGTTAACGAGGGGTTACGCTACCTTGAAAAAGGCAAAGCCGCCTTATCCGGAATGACCAATACTATTACCATTATGCGCGGTGATATCAGCTCTGCCGTCAGTCAGGGTATCAGTTACCTGACGTATCCCCGTGCTTTTATCAGTGACATGGTGTCCGTGATGGACATCCGCACCAGTGCTGTCGGTGACCTGCTTGACCTGAAATTCAGTGATGTGGTGAGCACGTCATCAGGTCAGTCCGGTTCCTCACGGACGGCATCGTCCGCCGTTCCGCGTACTCAGAGTAACGGTTATCTGCCGGACTCCGCATATGCCCCCTCCGTAGCGGAAAGCGGTGTCAGTGCCACCACACTGTTATCTGCCTGGAGTGACAGCGTGGCGGTTGCGGATGAGCTGACCATGCTGCCGGTGCAACTGATTCAGGGGGAGCGTGAAGGCCCTGTGCCGATGCCCGGCAATGCGCAACCGGATGATGTCCGTGACCTGACTACCGCCGGTTATATTATAGCCTCCGCCACTCTGTCCTCACTGGTGACTCAGGTGCTGAGTGATGATGTTCAGCCTGACAATCTGTCTCCTGACGATATTGAAACGCTGGTGAATACGGTGCGGGAATCAACGCAGAAAGCGATTGATGAGGTGCGTGAGCATTACGGTGACCGGACACAGCAGTTGAGTGCGGACAGTCACCCTGTGGGTCTGTTGTGGCACAACGTGGTGTCACAGCTTAAAACCATTGCACTCGACGTGCAGGATTTGGGGCTGCTGGTCATCACCCGCCGCCCGCCGCTGACCCGCAAGACTGTGACGGCGGCGGCTAACCTGCACCTGCTGGCACATTTATGGTACGGGGATTATTCCCGTGCCGCAGAGCTGCACCGCCTGAATCCGAAGGTACGTGACCCTAATAACCTGAGTGCGGGGGATATTATTAATGCCTATGCAAAATGATGACCGGTTAGAAAAAATCACCCTGTTAGTCGGCGGTCATGCGTATTCTGACTGGAAAACTTACCGTATCGACAGCGATTTTCTGAAAGCGGCTGATGCCTGGCAGTTATCCCTCGGTATTCGTGACGGTGCATTTAATGTGGATGCTGTCAGGGGGGCGCCGGTAAAGGTAAAAATGGGGGATGATGTGGTGCTGTCCGGGCGTATCGATACCATCACACGGGATATTTCCCGTCGTGGTATTACTCTGAGCCTCAGCGGACGCGATGACGGCGGTATCTTAATCGACTGTGCCGCGCCGGTATTCAGTGCCCGTCAGCTGAATCTGAGTGAGGTTATCAGCAGCGTTGTCCGCCCGCTGGGGATCACCCGGATAAAAATTCAGGCCGATAACATGATCCGCAGTGACCGTATTCAGATTGAACCCGGTGAACGCGCCTGGGATGCGGTCATGAAAGCGGCAGGAAGCCGTGGTTTATGGCCGTGGTTCGCGCCGGACGGCACACTGATTATCGGCGGGCCTGATTATGATAAACCGCCGGTGGCTGACCTGATACTGAACAGGAACGGTGACGGCAATAATCTCATTTCACTGTCTGAAACCCGAAGTATACAGGGCTGCTTTTCCGAGCTGACGCTGCTGGCACAAAGCCATGCATCCGGTACTAAAAATCAGAAACTGAAAACAAAACCGGTTGATGTTTCCCGCAGTATCCCGCAGGCATTCACGGTCAGTATTGAAAGTGATGATGATACCGGCACCGGTGATGCAGATGACGGTCAGTCCGGCACGAATAATATGCGGATAAAAATCGGTGACCCGTCAGTACCCTATTACCGGCCGCAGATTATCACAGCCGGTGATGTGGACAATCAGGCTCAGCTGCAATACCGCGCAAAAAAGGCAATGGCGGATGCCCGGCTGTCCGGGCTGGATATCACTGCTGAGGTGTTTGGTCACCGCACAGACAAAGGCGAACTCTGGGAGCCGGGGCAACGTGTCCGGATTAAAAGCGAGCTGCACGGTATTGACGGTATTTTCTTTCTGATGGGACGCTCTTTTAACGGAGGCCGTCCGGGCGGGCCGGTCACGCAACTGCGGTTTAAAGAAGATGGGGTCTGGATTCCGGATGTGTACACGCAGAAAGCGAAAAAAGGGAAAAAGAAGAAAAAAGGCAAAGACCAGCTCCGTGCGGTAAATCTGGAGAAATGATCATGTGGAGCAAAATTAATCAGCGTATTAACAGTGCATTAAATGCCATAAGAATGCCGTTCAGGGCGCGTTTAAACAGCATTGACAGCAGCGGTAAAGTTCAGACTATTCAGGCGGAGGGGCTGGCAAAAGAAACCCTGCAGGGGCTGGAGCTGCTACAACAGTACGGGTTTACCTCAAACCCGCTTCCGGGCACGATGGCGGTGGTCATTCCTGTCGGCGGTAAAACTTCGCACGGCATTGTGGTGGCAACTGAACACGGCAGTTACCGCCTTGCCGGACTGGAATCCGGCGAAGTGGCACTGTACACCGATGAAGGTGCAAAAATCGTTCTGAAGCGCGGAAAAATCATTGAGGTTGACTGTGATGTTTACCGGGTAAACTGCAAAGAATATGAAGTGAATGCGGAAAGCAAAGCAGACTTTAACACACCTGAAGTCACCACCAGTCAGCGCCTTACGGCAATGGAACAAATCACCGGTAACGGCGGGATGTCAATTAAGGGTGGCACCGGTTCCGCTTTTGAGGGTAATATCAGCCAGACATCCGGCAGTTATGAAACTTCCGGCGATGTTAAGGCCGGTGACATTTCACTGACCGGCCATGAGCACACCAACGGCAACAACGGCGGTAATACCGGTAAACCAGTCGGTTAACCTGATGAAGTGCTGAACCCTCTCAACTGCTCCCTTTTGTCTGTGCTGCTAAATTGGCGGCATGGACAGACTCTTAAACTCCCTGACAGGCGACTACACCAACACCCGGACAGACTCTCTCGCCAATGCGGTTTATCTGCGCTTAATGACGCCTCTCGGCAGCTACTGGGCAGATAAAACACTGGGTTCCCGTCTGCATGAACTTGTGCGTGAAAAAGACGTATCCCGGGTTTACCGCCTCGCGCGTCAGTATGCTGAACAGGCACTGAAACCGCTGACGGCTGACGGTCGTGCGACCTCGGTTGAGGTGAGTGTACACAGTGACGGTCATCATCATGCACTGTTGTGGATCACCGTTACTGATGCCGGAGGGCGTGTCCGTACCTTTAAACACCAGGTAAGGATTGCGTAATGTTTATCACCCCGGGCTTTGCTCAAATCCGCAGTGAGATTCTGCGGGATATCAAAAACCAGCTTCCGGATGCAGATACCGGGCCTGACAGTGATTTTTTTATCCGTGCCTCTTCCGTTGCCAGTGTTGCCACCGGCATTTATCAGCATCAGTCATGGATTGTTCGCCAGATTTTTGCGGACACCGCCGACAGTGATTTTCTTGAGCTGCACGCCAAAACCCGCAACCTTATCCGCAAACCGGCAACCACTGCATCCGGCACAGCAGACTTTACCGGCACACCCTATGCCGTTCTGCCTGCCGGACAGGAAATCCGGGGCGAAACGCTCAGTGTCATCACCACACAAGAGGTGGTGATTGATGAGGATGGCAAGGCCTCCGCCACGGTCAGCGCCACAGTTCCCGGCACCACTTCAAATACCGGTGTCATTACCCCGGCTGAGCTGGTCAGTGCCCCTATGGGCGTTAACAGCCGTGTGCTCATTCAGCCGATGAACGGCGGGACGGAGAAAGAAACAGATGCGGCATTACTGGCCCGTTATCTGGATTTGATCCGCCGTCCCCCGGCTGGCGGTAATAAATATGATTACCGTCGCTGGGCGCTTGAAGTCCCCGGAGTGACCAATGCTTTTGTTTACCCGCTGCGCCGTGGTATCGGCACGGTGGATGTGGCGATCACCTCAGCAGATGGTCTGCCCTCACAAGACATTATTGATGCTGTACAGGCACATATCGATGATGTGCGCCCGGTCACGGCAAAAAACTCATTGGTACTTGCCCCGGTCATCCGGCATATCGATTTTGATATTGAAGTCCGTCCTGACGGTATCTCACCGGATGCCGCAGGTATGCAGGTGAAAGAAGAGATTAAGGCAGTGATGTCCCGGCTGGCTCCGGGCGAAAGTTTTATCCGCAGTGAGGCTGAAACGGCCGTATCACTGATTCCGGGTATCCGTGACCGCCTTTTTGTACTGCCTGCAGGTAACGTCACGGCACTGGTTGATGCTGACCATCTTGAGTGGCTGCAACCCGGCACCATCACCGTGAGGATGATGGTATGAATCCCTGCTGAAGCTCCTGTTGCCGCCGGTCAGTTATGCCACTGATGCCCCTGTACTGGATGCAGAACTGCAGGCAGAGGCTAACCAACTGACGAAGGCACAAGGTCAGGCTGAGCGGGTCAGAAACGGGTTAACCCCGTTCTTTTCGGATGCGTTACTGTCTGACTGGGAACGGGTGCTGGGGCTGACAACGGATTACAGCCAGACCTATCAGCAGCGCCTTGAAATGGTGCTGTTCAAGCTGTCAGAGACCGGCGGGCTGTCTATTCCGTATTTTATCCATCTTGCCGGACGGATGGGATACCGGATCACCATTACTGAGCCACAACCGTTTCAGGCAGGTGTAAATCGTGCAGGTGACCGGCTGATGCACAAAGATGCGTTATGGGTCTGGGCCGTGAATGTGCATGGTTCCAAAGTGCAGCCATACCGTTTCCGTGCCGGTGTGTCAGCTGCTGGTGACCGGCTGACGGTCTATGCGGATTCCGTGCTTGAAAGCCTGTTTCAGGACTTAAAACCCGCTCATACCTATTGTTATTTTACTTATCAGGAATCGTGATATGCAGAATTTAATGCCGCCAGTCGATACCAGTGACAATGCTTTTCACGATGGTGATCCGACGACAGGCCAGCTTGGCACCATCGTTACTGCCGAATGGCTTAATAACGTTCAGGGAGCGACCCGTGACACTCAGGCAGAAATTATTGCTGTGCTGACAAAAGCCGGTATGCAACCGAACCCGCAGAAAAAAAACCAACTGGCAGAGGCTATAGGCCTGATTATTGGCAGTGGCAACTATGCGACCAGCGGAGATTTGACGCTGGGGTTGAGTAAGAAAATTGATAAAACTAGTATTGCTCATCAGCTTGGCAACGATACCGATAAAGTAGCGTCACTACATTTAGTGACAACTGAACTGGGTAAAAAAGCCCCGTTGAATGTCGCAGACGGCAAGCTCGCCAAAGACCAGAACGGTGCAGATATCCCGGACAAACCGAAGTTTATTGAAAACCTTGGTTTAGGAGATTCAGCACATCTGCTGTCGGATGGTAATCAGATTTTTAAATCCGGAATATCTTCAGAACAGTCTTTGGGGGTTAAAAAGGGAGAGGTTTTCATCGAAACGTCGATAGCCGGCAATACGCACCCGGTGACAAAACTCAAAAGAAATACCGGCTCTGAAATTGAAGTGCTCTGGCCGAGTGAATCAGGAAAAATACTGATTCATAAAGATATTGAGAAGATAACCCCTAAAATTGGCGAGTTTAATCAGTCACCATTTCGTGCATCGGAACTTTCGGCGGGTTGGTATTCCTGCAATGGTGATTTATATGACTTAACTTCACCGCAGGGACTGGCACTGAATTCATTGTCTGCCAATTATAAAAACGACTGGGGAATAAAAATCTCAAATGGAAAAATAAATATGCCGAATATCCGCCAGGCTGACGGGAGAACGGCAATTTTAAGGCCGGTAAACGGAACGTCCCGTCTTCCGGGGTCTGTTGAAGGTGATGCCATGCGTCGCCTTCAGGGGGATTTTTATGCCAGGGGAATTATGCAGGCTGACGGTAAGCGGTCATCTGTCGGCACCGTATGGGGTAAAGGCGCATCACTGTTTTCAAATGTGACGCGCTCAACGGATGAGCAGGCAATCATGCTGAACACGGTGTCAGACTACAAATATGAAGTGGTTGACAGAGTTATGTTTGATACTCAGAACACTGTTCCGTCATCAGATGAATTTCGTATGTTAAACATGGGCGTAACGCTTACTATGTATCTTGGGGTGTAACTATGTACGCAATAAATTATTACTATAATGAAAACCACCCATTGCGGGTGTACACAGGAAGCGCCGAAGCAAACAAAGATTCACATGCCCCCCGCAATGCCTTACGGGTTGAGCCTGATTTTAAAGATGGATTTTATCCATGTGAACAGGCTGGCGCGTGGGTGCTGGTTCCTGATTACCGTGGTACAAAAGTTTATGACCTTATCACGGCACAGGAGTCTGAGATTAAAGATCTTGGCGAGTTACCGGATGGTGTAACAACTATTGCACCCGATGTTGAGTTTCCGAAATGGAGCGGCAAAAAATGGGTAACCGATAAGTCAGCGAAAAAGGAAAGTGATGTCGCGACAGCGGAGGCAAAAAAACAATATCTAATCGCGGAAGTCCAGACAGAAACCCAGATGCTGCAAACTAAACGATCCCTGAAGCGCATCAAGCCTGCCGAAATGGGACTGTTAAACGCCTGGCTGGATTATCTGGACTTACTGGAGGCAGTAGACGCATCCACCGCCCCGGATATCGACTGGCCGGTTAAGCCGGTGGCGTAGGCCACACCGCATCAGCACCGAGTGATGTATCAACGCGATTGAGCATCACCCGGTATTTCTTCCAGGCTTTTAACTGTGCCAACTCTTCATCAGTCGCCTCACCGATATCATCAGCATCCTGCAATGGTGCCATTGAAACTGTCGCCTCAGCCATCAGACACTGCTTTTTAGTCCCTGCCTGTTCAACCAGTTGCTCTTTTGTTAGGGGTGGAATATCGCCCCACGCAGGAAATCCGTCACCGCCGGCAATCCGAATCTTTCCCACTGGCGGAGTAATAAATTCAAGGTAAACCGAATCGTCGACTTCAACTGCGTCAGATAAATTAAAGTCCGAATAGGCATCGATAAAAGAGGTCGGGAAAAATGCGTTATTGTTTGCGCTATAAATATAATTTGTCATATCAGAATCCTATTGCAATATAGTTACCACCCTGAGCGGTGTCATTACACATGGCAATAAAGCCAGTCTTAGTCCTGTCGCCCGTACCCCATCGTGTGTTGTCCCGGAATCCACCATCAAAGTGACTGACTACATAACCCGCGTCCGTAAATGGGATAGGAAAATTTATAGGGCGACTCGTTGCCCCTATCGGCGTTCGCCCCCACTGAATTATCATCCCGGTAGACGCGCATCGCCACCAACCGCCGCCATTGTTTCCGTTTAGTGCGGTATTTATAAGTCCCAATAAAACACCATTAAATTCAACGCCTTTTGCACCAACCGCCAATGTCGCGTCTTCAATAACATTACGCAATATCAACTTGCTCCCTGCAGTTGTTTTACCTAACTGATGGATTGCGACCCCACTTGCATCTGAGATTTGAATATACCCGGATGTATCTGCTTTAGTTTTGATCCCCAGCGCCCTCCCTGTCGAGGTGATATCCCCGCCGGTCTTATCGAACTTCTTATTCAGCAA